TCTTAAAAGAATCACTTGGAGCAGTATTAACTCCTAATGCGTTTGTGTCTTCTCGTTGGAACTCAGAGATTAGAATTGGGATACCATCTAATGCAGCGAGTGCGCCTTGAAGGATTGTCGCTTGAGGTCCAAAGTTGTCGACTGTAGTCACTTCATTCAAACCAAGCATTTGGTTGTAGGTGTCAGGTCCAAGAATCCAAACAAGATCCTTAACCGAAACACCAAACTTGCCAAGTGCTCGTCGCATATCTCTAAACTTGCCAAGAGTCGCTGCGGCTCCCAAGAAGTCAACAATTGAACCGTTCGCAGAGTTTGCCAAAGCCAACTTACGAAGGCCATCCCAACATTTGCGAGCATCGTTTGCCGCAGTAACGTCTGTATCCTGGTGAGTGACTGCAGTGTCACCATTGAGGATTGCTGTCTCGATAGCTCGTGCTTGAGCTTCAACAACCTCGGAACGCGCCAAGGACAAGATTTGTGGTGCTGAATCTTCGTTCAACTCCTCAGGCAGACACATGAACTCAACCAGCTTTTCAGCTTCGAGAGTAATTTTGCTGGTGCCAAAGTTGTTTGAAGGAATGTTGTCTGCCGGGTCACAGCTTTCAGGCTGCTTGCGAGCGAAGGTGACGTTCGTTTGAACAGGAACATCGAACGGGCTTGAAGGCATTGTGATTTGACGGAATCGACTTGCGACCATTCTGTCCAGTTCAAACTCCTCGATGTACTGAGATGAGATAAGGGTTGGTACCCATTCATCCCCTTCACCGACAACCGTTGAACCAAAGGCTTTAAGTCGTGGAGCCAAGACTTCCTTGCCGTAATAGTTTCCGGTCAAAAGACCTTTAACCGCGGCCGGGTCTTTTCCATCAAGCTTTTCGCCGTGGACTGTTTGTTGGATAAGGCGAGAAATATCAACGTCTTGCTTCAAAGAGATAACCATGCTTTTGTAATACTCGGGGACCCCTTTAAAGCGAGGGCTCGCAGTATTGACTTCAATCAAGGACTTTACATCTCGACAATTGAATGCTTGAAGACATTTCCGTTCGTCACTGTTCGCTGAAGATACACCGTTGCTACTACGATGCCCTGAGCTTGCAATAAGTTTTGCTTTTTCAGTTTCGTACTCAGCTTTTGCTTTCTCAGCCGCAGCAATACGGTTTTCAAGAGTGGTCACCTTACTCATCTTTCCTCCTCCGCATAGCGGCTCTGTATTTGCAAAATCTAATACCCTAATTTCTTAAGTCTTTCGTCTAAAGAATCCAAGTATTTTCTTTCAGAGTCAACTTGTTCTTTACTTTCAATCCCATCGGTTGGTTTTGATTTGGACTTTAGCTGACTCTTTCCAGCTTCTGTTGGTTTCTCATTATCTCCCATCTTATCAGATAATGCCCTGATTTCGGAAATCAATGTGCCTAACAAAATATTGGTCTGCTGCATTGCTGCCAAATGGGGGTTTGTGTCTCCACCATCTTGCGGGCTCATATCAAGTGGAGTTGTGGTTGAGTCGACTTCTTCGTCTTGAGCTTGCTTAACATAAGTGTCTGCAATTACAAAGAACTCCTCATATTCTTTCCTTGATGGAGCTATATCACACTTGCCTAGTTCCTGGCACATGCTGATTGCAATCGCAACTGCTTCGTCTTGGTCTTTGCCTTCGTCGATTAAAGCTGGAATCTTTCCGGAGACACACTCCTGAAAATCCTTCAGAGCCATTTCCTCAACGTCTGGTTCGTCTTCAACGCCTTCTGACTCTTGGTCTTTATAACCTGGGAGTGGTGGGTGAATGTGGTCATCCTCTCCACCTGGTTGAACGGCATAAGCTTCAACCATGTGCTCATGGTCATCATGCCCTTCGGACGTTGCAACTGTACGCCCATTCCCATTTTCGTCAATCGAAGCAGTATGTTGGTGGTCGCCACCTTCACCAGCTTCGACTAAGACCATTTCTTTTTGAAGTGGATCCCCTTCATCTTCAACTTCTGTGTCTCCTTCGGACTCAGCTTTTTCTTCTTCGTCTTCGTCCTCATACTCCGATTTTTCTTCTTCGTCTTCGGGCATAGCTTTTTCTTCTTCTTCGTCTTCATGCTCCGATTTTTCTTCTTCTTCGTCTTCTTTGTCAGCTTCTTTATCTTCTTTTCCCATCTCATGCCAAGTAGCATGTAATTCTGTCATCACAGTTTTTTCGTCTTCACCTGCTCTAATGCGAGTCATTGCCTCTTTAAGAAGTTCTTCTCCGCCTTTAGCTTCCTCTTTGTCTATCGCAGCTTCAGATTCCTTCTTAAGCATATCTAACTCCTTCTTGCTTTTAGATTTAAGTGATTTAGAAACAATATCAAATGTTGAATCTTGGTTCATTGGTACACCGACAACAGATATTTCAAATAACTCTGCCTTAGTAATCCTGTTGATACCCGACGCATCTTTTTCCTCGTCTTTAGATTCAAAACCAACAGAGAAGGCTTTTAGCATTCCTTCGTCGATTAGATCGCGTATCTTAGTGATATCTTCTGTCTTTGATGAACTGATTTTAGCTTGGACTTTTAAACCTTCATCCGTTGGGGTTACTTTCAAGGCTTTGCCTATAACCATGTCCGAGTTGTGGTTGAAAAGTATGATAGGGTTCTTATCATAGTTTTTCAGATCCCACGCCTTTGGGTCAATGAAGTCGTCCCCCCTGTCAATGATTGCTTTATTTGCAAAGCCCTCAATGACTAGTCCTCCTTTGATCTTTTTGACTTCGAGATTGCCTACGATGCTGTTGTGAACTTTTGCGACCTTCTTGTTCCTCATTACCTTCTCCTTAAATTTCGTCAAAGTCAGTACCTGGAGGAATCATCACCAAAGTACATCTACAGTTAATTACTTCTTCCGCCGGCGCTCCTAATTCTCTAGGATGCCCTAACCCATTACTGAAATCTTTATCGACTGGTATCGCACCATCGGCTTGCGCCAAATCGTGACTGTCTCTAACTCTTTCATCGTCTGCAGTAATCCATGCTTTTAAAAGACCGTCGCCGAGTATCTCTTTTGCATTTTGAACTGCTGCTGCTTGCCCAATCGAGACAGCCGTTAGCGTTTCTGTTCGGGCTATCGTTCGCGCCTTACCCATCACAGCGTCAGGATCTCTGAAAGTTTCAGCAATACGATCTGCTATTTGGTCTATTGTCTCATTCTTACTAACACCATTCGCAATCTGAGTTAGTATCCTATCGGAGTGAGTAGCGCTAATTTTAGCAAATGACTCTATACCTCTATCGGTAAGTAATCTTTTGCGGTCATCAGCATCCCTAGCCCTTAACGCGAAAATTTCGTCTTTGTCTGTTTTATTAAAACCAACTGTCAACTGAGTATCGTAACCAGTCTCAATTGAAGATTCGAGTATCTCTACATACTTAGATACCCACTGTTCCTCTAAGTCATCAAACGATCTTTGAAGCCTTCTTCTGAAAGTTGATTTGGAAGGTATCTCAGTTTGTTTTGAAACTAACGACTTCTCTTGAAGTGTTTGCCTTGCGACGGTAACGGCCTTTACAGCAAACTCTAAAAATATATCCAGTACGAGCTCTTGAATTTTACCACCCTGGCTAGACTCCTGTTCGTCTAATTGTTTTTTGACTGTGTCAAGGTATCCATCATGTTTTGCTATATAGCTTTGGACTTTCGCAGCCGTCACAACAGCCGAGTGTGTTTCTTCATCAACCTCTGTAGCTTCAGTGAGAGTAGCTTGTTGCGGAGCTTGAGTCGAAAAAGGAAGAAAGGGATTAAGAGCCGCTGACTTTCCAATAAGATTAAAAGGCGTATCCGCATCAGCTTCCCTTGACGGTGCCTTCTCATATACTTCTTGTCTGACTTCATTGACGCTCCACCCCGCATTTAAGAGTTTGGTAGCTAGGTCAGCTTGTTCTGACTTGTCATCTTGCAATGACTCGATACCACTCAAGTCAAATTCAAGGAACCGACCAGGTCCTAACTCATTTTTAAAGAAGTTAGTTAACGAACCTTCGATCATTCTCATTGCAGGTTTTAGAGTTGCTTCCCAGAAATTCCTGATAGACGTTTTGTATTCTTCACTTCCTAAAGAGCCAGCGGTTTGTAAAGACAATTCGTGCTTTGGCACCTTAAGCAGAGCACAGATTGTTTCCCTGTTCATGTCTATAAGGTCTTGCAACTTCTGATCTGAAATAGAATGACTTAATGTTTGAACGTCAACACCTTTGGGAACAATCATTGTTCGCCTTGCGTTGCTCCTACCAGTGTAAGCCAGTTCAAATGACCTTAACTGTCTTAGTGCAACATCTTCATTCACGTTCTTATCCATCTTGAGCGCTAGACCTGGAGTCGCTTGACGCTGATAAAATTGGTTCAAGTAGTCCTGCGAGTAACGATTGAATAGGATTGACTTACGCCCTGGGACGAAAGGCGAGAGGCCCCATAATAGTGAGGATGGATTTGGCCTCCTTATATGATCTATCTCTTTAGGGTCAAAACTAATCCGTGCTACTTGGGATGCCACTTTCATTTCTTCTGTAGAGGTTGCAACCATGTATGACTTTAGACCGCCAGAGTCGTTGAACTCCATCGTTACCAATTCAGTTGGGAAGACAATCAGATTGCCTTTCTGCTTTGCGTACCAAATGATTGAATTGCCTTGAAGGAAGTATTCTACGCAGACGTTGTACATCCAACTGTGATAGTCCTGCCATTCATTTGGTCTATCTAACAAACTGTTTATTGGGTGTTGGTCGTCGAAGGAAGTAGTTACATTGCCGTCGTCGCCAATTTCTTCTTTCATAACCCTAAGCTGTTGAGAGCTTATTTTGTTTGCGATCAAGTCGCAGATGATATAGACCCAATCTTCGCTGAAGAATAAAGACTTGAGTGTCGATGCATCTAGGAACGCATTCAACTCTGAATCCCACACTTCGCTGCCAGTTGCTAATGCGTTTTCAACAACTCCACCACCCATAAAAGACTTTTCAGTGTAATCAATAATTCGATTTGCGTATTTGAGTTGGTCTTCACTGTCTTCTATTTCTTTGATTTGAATGTCTAAGCTTTTCATCTAATACCTTCTCCCAAACAAGCTGATAGCTGGATCGTCACTGTCTTCCATCAGGTCTTTATAAAAACTATCTATCGACAACTTTGTGGTCGGCAATTCATCGAGGAACCTTATCTGAGTATTGCCTGCGTATTCCTGATAAGCCGAATGACTTAACAACAGTGAACAGACGATATCATCGTGCGAGCCAGTTGCTCCAGCATACTTCATGTTACCACTCAAGCTAGTTGTAACTTCAAACGAATCCAATTCTTTCAGCATATCGTGCCAATTAGGTAGGATGATATCTTTCCTCTCAAAAGTCATTATCAACTGATTAACCATTGCCGATTTAGATGCGTTGGTAAACGTCACACCTTGGAAGTTAAGCTCAGTGCGAGCCATCAAGTCGTCAATCGCTTCACCCACTCCTGTTTTATCGTGATAGACGATGCCGCATTTTTTAAAACGCCTTGTGAATAAAACTAACTCACGAACTGCATCGGTGTAGGTTTGACCTTGGAAGCGTAGGTATCCTACCACTTCAGGTATTTTAGATTTCTCTGGCCTACCATTTACATCACCTGAATACTTGATTGCAGTAACAACTGTGTAGTCGGAATGTTTTGCCCAGTCGACACCAATCACAACTTCCATATCTGCGTGACCTTCGCGCAACCAGAACATCTCATCGTCGATAGGCGTGTTAACATCTCTCACGCATTCCCTGAACCCAACAAAGACAGAACCATCGTCCATAAATTCAGCGAGGTAATACTGTCTGAACAACCGATCAGGTAAAGACCGCTTTGCTTCTGCAACTGCTTCGGCTGTTACCGCGGGATTTACAATTGACGGTGCGGTCATGAATATCTTCTTAGGCGGGCGTCCGTGCTTTATGTCCCACAGCATATCGTCTTTGGCGTTCATACACTTTCGATAGAACCAGTTCTTTCCCTTAGGTGTAGAATAGGAACATATCGGCGCGCGAGTAACGGTGACGGTCGTCTTTGCTGAGTCGTATACTTGCTCCTGCATTTTTGCACACTCA